TATGGACACGGAAACCGGCCGACATCAGGTCTGTAACAATATCAAACTCGATGTTATTCCCGGATCTGAATAGTCTTAATATCCGGCCCTCAGGTTGTTTGCCAACATAACCATGATGTTTATACCATTTGTATCGCTGGCACTTGTGGCCGACTTCAGACAGTCCGAGGTGCAGCCGTGGCGCTGCGATTGATTCAAGATACAGATCCACGGCTGCGATTGATGATGATTCTGAAATAAATGTTAAGTCAGACATTTTACCATGCGTCCGGTGATGCTTGCTGTGATGTCTGTGCCGGCGCAGGAGTTGCCGGTGCAGAGCCTTTGACAGCGTATTTTTTAATTTTGTTTGAACTCAACTGTTTCCCTGATTTGTTGCTCGTGAACTCCTCGACTGCGAGCTGGATTGACATAGGCTTTCCGCGCAGCAGGGTTGTGTCTTTCGGAGGGAAAGGCACGTTGCAGATTTCACAGATGTTTTTCAGAACACCCTGTCCGATCTGCTGAGCGACAGGTGACGGGTTTGTGATGTTGAGCGTGTCTTTTAATACAGTTCCGGCAAACTGACCGGAAATGATCTGAACCGATAATTTGAGAATTTTACCAGTCCCGGCTTTGTTGTCTGAAAGTTCGTCGCCGACAATGACCGCCTCATAATTTCCGGGAGGCAGTACTGTGAACTCACCAGTGTTTTTTTCAACGTTCGGGTCAATCCCGATGTTTGATAAATCAGCCATTGTTTGTTTCTCCTTTTATTGCTTTTAAAAGTTCATTGAAATCCAGCGGCAGAATTTCCGGAAGGCTGTAACGATTACCCGCACGCCATGCCGGGTTCGGTGTCGTATATATAAGACGTTCTCCGGAGCCGGTTGCTTTTTTCTGCTTTTCCTGGATGTAGATTTTAAAATTTGCGAATAATATTGCATCTGCCCACTCCTCGATTTTAGCAGCCGCATGTCTGTGCAGTTTGATTTGGTATCTGTCAAAAGGTGATCCGTCAGGCGGGTTATGGGTTTTGATTTCGTTATGAGCCAGCAAGATAATTGCAAGTCCCTTATCCCTGATTTTATCAATACCATTCAGAAACTTTTCCCAATAGGTCATCGCGAACACATACGCCTTGCCATACCCCAGGTCTTCAGGCGATTTGATGTTATGGTCAGCGCATACCTGATTCCAGATCAGCTTTTCAAGCCAGTCCAGGGTATCGACCACAAACGTTTTATATTCGTGGTCTTCCTTAATAATAGCTGCCATGTAGTCCCAAACCTCCTGAAGCGTCGTTGCAAGCTGGAAATGCGGTACGTCGATTTCTGTCAGTCCGTCTTCAGTGATAAGAAAAACCGGATTCGGGGCCTGAGCTGCAAAGGTTGACTTGCCAACCTTTTGGATTCCATGAAGTACGATCCTGGGAGGTTTCTTTGCGATCCCTTTTTGAATTAATGATTCAAGTTTCATGCCGTCACCTCCTCAATTTTGATTGAAGGCTTTGCAGGTTTGACAGTGATGCATGATGCCACGATCGCCGGATCCACCATTTCAATTGCTCTAAGGCGTTTCAGGTCGATTGCCGGTTTCATTTCGACAAAAGCAAGGTTTGCCGGAAGGTCAAGCGCCTGGTAGGCCGGGAAGTCCAGGGAGCGGGTCAGCTTTGACGTGATTTTGATCTTGAAACCTTCTGTCGCGAAGGTTTCGGTTCCTTCTTGCTTTTCAAGTCTGATCGCATCGAGCAGGGCCTTTTCCGCTTCGAGCCTGCCTTCCTTTGCAAGCTGTTCGTTTTCCTTTGCCAGTTGGTACTGGCGGCACAATGTTTTTAAGTCCATTTTGTTTCTCCTTTTCATTAAGTTGTCAGCCAACCGTATGGCTGAGATTTAAAGTATGATTAATTTATAAATTAAGTATTGACAAGTTGTCAAGACTTTTTTAAACTTATTTAAACTTATTTTGAAAAAGGAGATTTTTTTATGAAGAAGCAATGGACAATATATCCAACAAAAAAGCAGTTAGAACACATAAAGAAACAGGCGAAGGCCCTTGGAATTTCTGTGTCTGCGTATGTTCAGTTATTAATTGAAGGGGATAGAGAGATCGGAGAAAAAAAATAAATGACTGATATTTCATGTATCGCAAAAGTTCTCAGGGATAACGGTCTTTTTGTGGACTCAATAATTTGTGACGATAAAATACACAGATGTCAGAGTTTGGCAAAAGACAAGAAAAATCTGGACGGCTGGTACACTGTAAAAGAATATTCCGGAGAATATTATTGTTATTATGGCTGCTGGATAAGAGGCTTTTCAGAACGGTTTTCAACAAGACCGGAGGCTACAAACAACGGTAACAGCCATGAAATATGGAAGTTTTTAAATGAAATTCAAAAGCGTGACGAGATTGAAAGAAAAAGAAATGCCGTGAAGTCCGCAAGCGCTTTTTTGTCTCAATGTGAGTCGGCTTCAGGACACCCATATCTTGATTCAAAAAATATAAATGATTGTGGTGCAATGGTTAATGGAGACAACCTTGTTATAAAAGCCGTTAACTCTGAAGGGGACGCTGTCGGATATCAGACAATTTCAAAAACAGGCGAAAAGCGGTTTATGACTGGTAGTGTAATGAAGGGCGCTTCCTTCACGATTTACGGTGATGCAAATGTCGTTTGTATATGTGAGGGGTTCGCAACCGGCGCTACAATCCATAAGGCAACAGGGTATATGGTTGTGTGTGCATTTTCATCAGGTAACCTTCCTGTAATTGTAGGCGATATCGTAAAAAAACATCAAAAATCTAAAGTGATCGTTTGCGCAGACAATGACCACCACAACAACCATAAACAATGTGGGAACGCAGGGTTAAAAGCTGCAAAGAAAGCTAAGGACGACCACGGCGTTGATTATGTGTTTCCAGAAGGAATAATTGGAACTGATTTCAATGACATGGCGGTTGAAAAAGGGATTGATGCCGTAAAATCGACCATCATAAAATCAGTGTCGGTAAAGGTCGTCACCCGTGAGGACATCAAAGACGATTCTATTTCTCTTAATCTCACAAATGATATAATCGACCCAGGCGGTTTGATATCTCTTGGAATGAAGGCGTTCTCTGCTGATGATATCCCGAATATAGTTCAATATAATTTCCCGCTTGTTTTGTCTGTAATTGCCAGGGCTATTACCGGAAAAATAAAATTCGGTAACGTATGGCCGAACTTTTATAATATCAAAGTTGGTGGAACCAGTACCGGAAAGACAGACGCAGACAAAGCAATGAAGCAGGCAATAAAACTCTCAGGAATAACAGATTTTTACGGGCCTACTGACTTTTCATCAGGGCCAGGACTTTTGAGGGGGTTGTCAGAATATCCACAATGTTTAATCACATTAGATGAAATAAGCTATTTATTCAAGAGATTTGACAAGCCTGACATGAACTCAGCAGGGAAAATATCAGCGCTGCTTGAGTTATACACCAGTACCGGACACCAGCTTATTAAAACATATGGAGACAGCAAGAATAAAATAATTATAAATAACCCATGCGTAAACATCATCGGAAACGCTACGCCAGGTATATTCAGCGACTTAAAACCGGATGACCTGGAAAGCGGATTGATTCAGCGGTTTGATTTCTGGTGCTATGATGGGGATATTCCATACCGTAATCCGTTCTCTGGCGACCAAAACAGAAACCTTGATATATTCGTTAAAAACATAGCTGAAATAATAAGCATAGAAAATGAAAACCTGCCTGATTTATTCAAAGTTTTAAACGAGCCCACCACCATAATACCGGATTCAAAATGCAGGGAAATATTAAACGATTTCTCGGTTGACATAATCAACCGGGCTAACAGTGAAGATAACGCAGGGGCGAAAGGGATAATCTCACGAGGTTATCATTTGTCCGTAAAATACGCAATGCTCCATATGGCGTCCGAAAGGGTATCAACCGGACTGTTTGAACCAATGACAGAAAAAGACCTCGAATATGGAATCAAACTGTCAAACACTCTTATCAACTGGAAGCTGAAAGTTTTATTGTCAAACATTTCAGAAGGGGAATTCCATAAATTATGCCAGGACTTTAAAAGCGGAATTAAAATTGCGACAAAAAATAATATGGCTCCCACAGGTGCTGTAATCGCAAACAAGAAAAAATCTCTAAAAAACATCACTCCAAGAATATGGGACGATATTGTAAAGGTCTTATCTAAGCGCAATGAAATTTTTCTTGATGAAACAGGCAGATCAACAAAATATTTCCTGGTGAAAGAATGAACTTACGAACTTACAACAACTTACAACTCGAAGCTGTAAGTTTGGAAAAGAAAATAAATGTAATGATTTTAATAATATATATAAAAAATAATAATAATAATAATATAACTTACAGACTTATTCTATATTGTACAACTTTTTATTATATGGGGAAATGTATCTTTTTGTGTTCATTTTTTGGCTTTGGGGGTGTAGACGGCTGTAAGTTCGTAAGTTTCGTAAGTTACGGTAAAATCAATAGGTTATGGCTGTAAGTTTGGCTGTAAGCAATTTCAAAAGCTGTAAGTTTGGAATTAATTGGATGAAATTACATTAAAGGAGATAAAATTATGGACGCAGAACAAAGACATTTAATGTTTTATTTCGAGATGGAGAAGGCTTGCCACGAAAGTGTTAAACACATGGGTCTGTTTTTAGATTTTTACACAAAATTAAAATTACCATGTGGCTTTCAGGATGAAAATTATGATGAAGAGTGTGAAAAGAAAATCGAAGAGGTTACTCGCGCAATACAGGACGCACAGGTAGCTATGCACGGTGTGCTTTATGAAATGGAACAGGTGGAAAAATGACATGCCCGATATGCAAAGGAAAATCAGAAGGCTATCCGATACGCCATAACGGCGAATGTATCAACATATATACCCATGATTACGATCAGACCGCCTGCAAGGTTTGCTGGCTTATGCGGGTAAAAGAGTTGGAAGCAGAGGATATCGACGAAAGGCGGGCGCTGAATGCGTCAGATCGCCCAGGTCGAGAGATAATTGAAAATGAATGGGAAGGTAAGGGGTAAAAATTTTATGGTGTTTAAAATATTCATGGCAAGGCTTGGCAAGGCGAGGCGGGGCATGGCGAGGCAAGGCCTGGCAAGGCATGGCAAATCACGGCAAAAGTTACACAAAACAAGGACAAATAATGTACTCACCAGCGAAAATAGACCCATCATTCTTTTTCATCCCGCATATGAAGCTTATCCTTTTCTGGATGATGGAGGTGGCTGAACAGAACCCGGACTTTATTTTTAAAATTAGGGAGGAGGTTTGAATGGCAACATTTAACAAAAAAGTACCATCACTTGATAGTTATAAGCCTGTTAGCGACTATGCAATCTGCAACATGATACAGGGAAAAGCAACATTAACTATGAGAAAATATGAAATATTCATACCGGCCAGGCTGCCAAACCTTAATGACATCATAGCCGCTGCAAAAATCAGTAGAGGAAAATTCAATGGTTATGCCGCAATGAAAAAAAGATGTACCGACCAACTGACAGCTTTCTTTAAAAACATGCCGCATTTTGATCGAATATGGGTTGATTTTACCTGGCACGAGAAAAACAAACGGCGGGACAAGGATAATGTAGCAGTTGGTAAAAAATTCATATTCGATGCGATGGTAGACGCCGGAGTAATAGAAAACGACGGATGGAAACAAATTGACGGATGGAGCGACTCGTTTGTTGTGTCGCCGGATAAAACAGGGGTTCAGCTCGATATTAGAGAGGTTTCTTAACTCAAATAATAGATGACGGAGGATACAAAATGGAAGAAAAAACAGGCCAGGCTCTTTTTGATTTATATGAAATTACAAAAGATCTGAATAAAAAAATACACGCAATTCTGAAGCACATGGGCGCTGATCTGGTGGCTGACTGCTCAGATGAAAGGTATGTCCTGAAATACCGGAATGAAGAAGCGCCGGAAGAAGATGAAAAGGAAAATGGCGATGATATGTAACCACAAACAATGGATGATACTCGATAACTATGCGATATGCCTCGATTGTGGTATAATCGAAAACAGGCACGTCGTCATTGCTTACCTTTTGCGGGTTAATGGGGAGATTCGCTCTGCTTATTTACCGTATTGATTAACTATACCGGGCCGCCCGGTTTAACTCCCCTGGCCCGGTATTCTTAATGAAAGGATTTTAAAATGTCAAATAAATACAAATATTTTAGCGCGGCAGAACTCGCCTGCAGGTGCGGGAAGTGCGGGCTTGGACAGAATGACATGAACGAGGATTTCATGGAATTCCTGATTAGCCTTCGTGAAAAGCTTGGCTTCCAGTTCCCGGTAACGTCGGCAATCCGATGCCCTGAACACAACAACAACGTGTCGTCAACCGGGTTGGACGGTCCGCATACTACAGGTCACGCAGTTGATATCCAAATCTACGGGTCACATGCGCTGTGGTTAGTGGAATACTCCGTCAGGCTCGGCATGTCTGGTGTTGGGGTGTTTCAGAAAGGGCCGCTATCTCAAAGATTTATTCACCTGGATGATCTTAATGATATAACCAACCCACCACGCCCGTGGATTTGGTCATATTAACCAAAGGAGGATATGAAATGGAAACATCTGATTTCTTAAAATCAATTAAAAACAAAATAAGAGACCATGAGGACTGTTTTGGGAAAAAGCCTGAAGCTTTATTTCTCAATAATGATGAAATCATAGCTTTAGGCGAAGCTGTTTTATCAATAATTCCTGATAATATGAGAAGTTTAGAACAGTCTATATATGTTGCTGCTCTCGATATGAGTGTGGGGACATATTGTGACTCTGATTGTTTCAGGTATATGGGGATACCAATAAAAAAGCTACAATCATAACGGAGGCGCTCAAATGACAAAATGTGAATTTTTATGCGGATGTGTGTATGATAGAAAAGATATCAAGTATGATAGAACATTTGTCTTGTTGTGTCCGGTGCATGGGAAACGAGTTAAGACGTTTTTCCGGGTCTGTGAGGGGTGCGGCGAGGAATTCGAGCTGACGAAATACCAAATTTCAAGAAAGTTGAAATGCAACTCTTGTAAAAAAGCGGCTCTTATGGAATGGCAACAAAAACGGAATGAGAAAAAACGAAAAGGAAAGCCAAGGCCGAAAAATGCCTGGATCACTTTAGCCAGCTACGACGAAAAAAAACAAATGCGGAAATTCCGACGAAACCGCGGCGGGGAATTCTGGAAAGTACAGGCAGTTAAAAAATTCTATAACGCCAGGGAGTTTGCAAACGCGGCGATGGTCAACCATCAGATATTGATTGACCTCTAAACCGAATTTATGTAGAATGAGTCTACTCTAATCATTCATTTTCTTCTCTTTTACCCCCCGTTGACTGGCACTTGGCGGGGGGTTTTCTTATTCTTACTGTGTCACTTTTTACCCACTTTTTAATCAAATCCTGAAAAACTATAAAAAGTGTTGCTTTTTTGACACACCTATGGTATTTTCCACCCAGATATATCTTAAATAGGGTAATTTCCTACCCACTTTCAAGAGGGGTGACAAAATTTGACAGTCAAGAAACCCACGAACAAAGCCCCAAAAAAACCAGCCAAAAAAATACTGAAAACCCCCAATAAATTAAATGTCTGGCTTTCTTACTACATAGACGCATCTAATCCTCGAACTTATCTAAACAAAACAGAGTCAGCAAGGGCGGCGGGTTACAAGACTAAAATAGAGCAAAGCCTTGCGACTATTGGTTGCGAGAACTACAGAAAGCTGTACGTAGAGATTGAAAAGTGGCTCGACGAACAAGGCTTGTCAGAAAACTCCTTAAAAACCAAGCTGTTATCTCTAATGGATGCGAAAGAGACAAAATTTTTTGCACACGAAGGCGTTGTCACCGACGAGAGAGAAGTGGAAGCGCTCGAGATTCAACGCCGGGCGCTTGACATGGCGTTCAAGGTCAAAGGGTCATATGAGAGTGATAAAGCTGTTGAAAACGGCCTGGATAAGCTTGGTGAACGGTTAGCAAAGGCAATCATGAGGACTGATGGCACAGGCGGCAATTAATTACCAGAAGCTTGAAGAAGAACTTCAGGAACGAATCACGGCGTTTCATGACGATCCTTACGGGTTTGTCATGTTTGCCTATCCTTGGGGTGAGCCTGGCACGCTGCTTGAAAAAGAAACCGGCCCAGATGTATGGCAAACTAAAGTATTAAAAGATATCGCTCACGGTATCAAATACGGTTGGGTTGACAATGACGGAGTGAAGGTCGATTGCTCGACTGGTATCCGTATCGCTGTCAGGTCCGGGCATGGTATAGGTAAAACCGCGCTTATGGCATGGCTCGATCACTGGTTCATGTCAACACATCCAAATCCAGGCATGAGGACAACTGCAAACACGAAAGACCAGCTCACAACAACCACATGGCGCGAAATGGCTAAGTGGCACGATTTATTAATAAATAAACATTGGTTTACCTGGACTGCGACAAAATTCACAATGAACGCAAGACCGGCGACTTGGTTTTCGCCTGCAATTCCTCAATCTGAAAATAACGCCCAGGCATTTGCAGGACTCCATGAAAAGTTTGTCCTGGTCAAATATGATGAGGCCAGCGAAATACCTGATGTTATTTGGGAAGTTTCTGAAGGCTCGATGACTGACAAAGACGGTTTGAAAATCTGGATCGTGTTTGGAAACCCTACACAGAACACAGGCAGATTCACAGAATGTTTTAAACGGTTCAGGCATATGTGGATTTGTTACCAGGTTGACGCACGAGATTCAAACAGGACTGACAAAGAATTGATTCAGCAATGGGTAGACGCCTACGGCGAGGATTCGGACTTTGTTAGAGTCAGGGTCAAAGGCATGGAGCCTCGTGCTGGCATCCTTCAGTTTATTCCGTCGGATTACGTTGAGGCTGCTGCAGGTCGGGTTATTCACATAAGCTCTTATGTCAATATGCCTAAAATACTCGGCGTGGATTGCGCTCGGTTTGGTGACGATCAGTCTGCAATTATTACAAGACAAGGCTTAGCTGCTTATAATCTAAAAAAATACAGGAACTTGGACTCTATTACGCTTGCCGGATATGTGGCCCAGGAAATCAAAGAACAAAAACCGGATGCTGTCTTTTTGGATATGGGTAACATAGGGGCTGCGGTTTATGATTTGTTAATAAGTTGGGGTCACAAACAAGTTACCGGAGTCTGGTTTGGTGCGGCACCCGACGACAGCAGCATTTATTTTAATAAGCGTGTCGAAATGTGGGGCAGGATGAAAGATTGGCTGAGAGATGGCGGGTGCATCCCGGATGATAGGGAGCTGAAAGACGATCTTGTTGGCCCCATGTATGGATTCACCAGCAAGGAGCAGTTTCAGCTTGAAAAAAAAGAGGACATGAAAAAAAGAGGCGTTGCTTCTCCTGACCCTGGTGACTCGTTGGCCGTCACATTCGCATATCCGGTTGTGAAGCAAGTAAGGCAGGATTTTAGGCGCCAGCAGCCGCAGGCAATTACGCAATACAACCCATTACACGGGATACCAAGCAGATGAAAGGCGAGCCTGAAAAATTGAATTTTGATGGAGTGATAGCTGAGCAGTACGTTTCAGGCGAAAATATTGTGATCGAAAAGGACGGAAAGTATATAATTATTCCCGCGACCTTCAGGCCGTCGTTCGACTGCCCGTATGTGTTCAATGTCAAAGATATCGTTAAACACGTTCATGAAAGGTTTGAATGTTGCTGATATCATCAAAACGACCAAGCGAGCTGTCACATATACCTGTTGAAAATCATGTGTTTTTTTCAGGCGTTGACCCACTTGGCGTTTATGCCGTGGCAGCGATAGGGATCTCCGGTACAGAGGCGACGTTTCATCTTGAAGTTATCAGGTGGACGGCTAAGACACTTCGATTGATTATGGAGGACTGGAAGCAGTTAAAATTGTTCTGCAAAAAAAGAGGCATAAAGAAAATATATGCTGCAAACAACAATTATAAAGACGGGCGCTGGCCGAAATTTATTAAAAAGTTCGGGTTTATGGAACCGCGAATTGTGGCCGTGTCTGAAATGGAGCTTTAAAAAATGGGCGATTTGATGACCGGCGGAATTATCGGAGAAATTACGGGACTGCGGCGTCAGAAAAACAATATGATCGACGACGCAAGGATGAGAAAAGAGGAAGCGCTCGCAGCTATGCAGGCTCAAATAGCAGAGCTTGAGCCGAAGAAAGCCGAGGACGTTGGAGAGAAGGCCGCGCTTGCGGCTAACCTGGAACGCCGGAAGAAACTCGCCAAACAGGGCAAGCGCAGCACTATTGCAACCTCGCCGATGGGAATTACAGGATCTGGCGCGTCTAAACAGAAAACACTTTTGGGGGCATAGATGGAAACCAAAAAAGCTAAATATCTTCAAAAGTGGGCGTCGATGGATCAAATATATTCTCCGGCCCAGGTGCTTCACAAGAATGTGACTGACTACATCCTGCCGACCTTCGGATCATACTTTGACCGGGGCGACCCGGCGCAGACTCCGAACGTTAACAGGTTCGAGAAAATTATCAACGATGCAGGGAGCAGGGCGAATCAGATTTTAGGCGCTGGCATGATGGATTTATGCAGTCCTTCTCGGCCCTGGTTTCAGTTGACATTGACTGACAGGGATCTTGCAGAGTTCGGCCCGGTCAAGGATTGGCTTCAGGAGTGCGAACAGGTTTTATATAAGCTGTTTGGCAACAGTAATTTTTACACCGAGGCGAACAATATATTTGAAAGCCAGGGCGGTTTCGGCACTGGTGTGTTGATGCAGACCGATGGGATGAACTCTGTGTTCGATTTTAGATGTTTCGATGTTGGCGAATACCGGATTGCAACCGGCCCCCAGAACCGCGTTGACACCTGTTACAGGCGATTCTTCAGGACCGCAAAACAGCTTGCGGACATGTTCGGCGTGGACGCGCTTTCAAACAGCACGAAACAAATGCTTGAGAAGACGCCTTACAATTATGTCGAGGTTTTGCATGTGCTTGAACCGAGAGGCAATGACGAGCGTGATTACAACAAGATTGATAATTCGAATATGCCTTACAAATCCTGCTGGCTTGAGATTAACGGCCCTGATGACAAGATACTCAGGGAGTCAGGCTTCGAGGAAATCCCTTTCACGGCCCCGCGTTGGCGTCAGGTCGGTCAGTATCCGTATGGGATAGGCCCTGGCATGTTCGCAATGGGTAACGTGATGATGCTCCAGGAAATGGAAAAAACCGGACTGATCGCGCTTCATAAAGAGATCGACCCTCCTGTCTGGGCGCCTGGAAAGTTTAAAGACATTGTCAACCTTCTCCCTGGTGCGGTCAATTACGGCGAGGGCGACGGAAAAGAAAAGATCGAGTCTTTGTATAATGTAAGCATGAACTTACAGAACCTGGAATACAAGCTGAAGGAAGTTGAGAGCCGGATTGAGCGGACCTTTTTCAACGATTTATTCATGATGATTATCAATTCTGATCGGTCCGGGAGAGAGATGACGGCAACCGAGGTCATGCGTAGGCAGGAGGAAAAGATGCTTCTGCTCGGGCCTACGATAGAACGTCAGATCAATGAATTCCTTGACCCTGTCATTGAACGCTCATTCAACCTTGCATACAAAAAGGGTTTGTTCCCTCCGGCTCCTCCCGAGGTTGAAGGTCAGGAATGGGAAGTTGAATACATCAGCACGTTGGCAAGGTCGCAGAAATTGGCAAACGCCCAGAGCATGACGACATATCTGGGTGAGGTTGAGCGTGTTGCACAGCTTGACGAACATTCTCTCATTAAAACAAATTTTGAAGAATACCTGCAGCAGTATGCTGACATTATCGGCGTGCCGGTCAAGGTGCTTAGAACGCAGGACGAGTTTGAAAAGATCCTTGAAAACCAGGTGCAGGCAGAACAGCAGGCCCAGCAAATGGCACAGATGCAGGCAATGGTTGCCGGAGCGAAAGATTTAGGCCAGGCAAGTACTGAAGAAGGCACAGCGCTTGGCGACCTGAAAGCGAGTCTTGAATGACAGATATTTCAAAATGGAAACTGGATGCCTTTGGCTTGAATAAGCTGGCTGAAGACGAGCGCAAAAAAAAAACCGATGAGCTGAGACAGCGCGAGCATGATTATCAGGCTGTTTTTGGTACTGAAGCAGGGCAACGCGTCTTTTGGGACATGATTGAACAGACATATGTGTTCCAACCATACTTTCATCAAAACGCCTCTGCATACGTCAAAGAGGGGCGCAGGGAAATAGGATTATATTTACTGGCGTCAGTTGGTTTTACGCCTGACGCTCAAAGTTTATCACGCCTGGTTGAGATGTTCAAACAGGCAACAATCAAGGAGAAATAACATGGCAGACGAACAAACAGCCTTGACACCGGATAACACCGTGACTGACGGGGCGGGATCAGAAGTATCTTTCTTGGACAGTATCACAGACGAATCTTTAAAGGGAAACGAGGCTATCACGAGCTTTCAAAGCCTTGACGACCTTTTGAAAGATTATGTCATAACAAAGGAATTAATTCCGAAATTACCGGAAAACGAAGACGGTTATGTTTTTGAAACTCCTGAAGGCGTCACGCTTGACGAGACATCTTTCAAGGCCTTCCAAAAAACGGCTCATGAAATCGGACTCACCGCTGACCAGTTTCAGGCGCTTATGAAGTTTGACCTGGGACGGCAGGAAGCCGCGAACAAATCCGTTATGGAAGCTGAAGCGGCGCAAAAAGCCAAGATGGAAAAGGCGGCGGCTGAGATAAAAAAAGAGTTTGGAGCGGAGTTTGACGCAAAGCTGGACGGAGCAAGGAAAGTGCTTGAGAAGACCGGCGCTGTTGAGCTTGCGAATGATCCAGAGCTTGGGAACTCACCCGCTTTCTTCAGGCATTTGGTGAAAATATCGGAATTGATAAGCGAGGACAAACTCGAAGCCGGAACACCTGGATCGGGGGATCAGCGACCAAAGGATGAATTTGGCCGGGCGATTCTGCCGTTCAAGATGTAGGTTTCTTTAAATTATGGAGGTTTAAAAAATGGCAACATTGACACCAGCAGGATTAACGATTGCAGAGATTGTCAAAAGAACCGCTCCCAATGGGACTCTTGAGACAATTACGGAAGTATTGACCGAAGAAAACCAGATCATGTTTGATGCGGTCTGGAAAGAAGCCAATGATATGTACGGCAATAAAAGCGTGCGACGGGCTTCCGAGCCTTCAGGCTCATGGCGTGACCTCAATGCCGGTATTGCTTCAGAAAAAAGCACCACAGTAACCGTGTACGATACAATCGGCGAGCTGGCGGCTGCTTCTGAAATCGACGTTGAGCTTATTAAAAACGCTCCGAATCCGGCACAGGCCCGCATGGATGAGGCGAGGTCGTTCATTAACGGTCTTGGCAAAACCATGACATCAACCCTGCTTTATGGCAATACTGCTGTGAATCCTGAAAGATTTACAGGTATCTCACCACGGTTGAACACGGTTGCAGCTACCGCGAACGTGCTTGATGAAGGCGGATCAGGGTCCACTTGTACCTCGATTTATGTTGTTGACTGGGGTATGGACACAGCCCACATGATCTATCCGAAGGGCAGCCCTGCCGGTCTGGAGCATAAAGACAAGGGCGAGCAGATCGTCTACCCTTCAGCTTCTTCAACGAACAAAATGTTGGCTTATGTTGACTGGTTTATCTGGAAAGGCGGCTTTGCCGTAAAGAATCCCAAGTCGATTGGTCGTATTGGTTCCATCCAGGCGTCAGGGACATCCAATATTTTTGATGAGGACAACCTGATTACCCTGCTGAACAGGATGACCAAAGGCCCAGGGCGCAGAATTTATGTCAACGAAACCGTCATGACTCAGATGGAAATTCGACAGAACAAGAAATCGAATATGTATTATACAAAGGTTGACGGCCTGGCTCCTGGTCTGAACATGACCTTCAAGGGCGTTCCGATCCGTCAGGTTGACCAGATTCTTGACACTGAAGCAGCTATCTAAGTTTAAAACCTTTTAAAAGGAGGGCAATATTATGTTAGACGCAGGATTGAGATTTACAGCCGCAGGCGGGGACACTGTCACAGGGTCTGCAAACGCCGCAACGACATCACTGACAAATGTAATCGACATGTGGGAAACCAGTTCCACTAACCCGAACACGGACGCTTGGGACAGCGCGAAACTGCCTGAACTTGGCGGGATGACTCTCAATGTCGAAGTTGATACCGCGATTACCAGCACTACAGCCGGGGCCGGGATCATTACTTTTCACCTGACATCACATACAGCCGCAGGCGTTTCAGCCGGTACATCCATTGCTTCACTTCCGCTGAACGGGTCAACGACCCTTGCCGTGGACGAGGCTATCGGTGTAAGAAAGAGCCTGACGCTGCCGGATGGTTTTACCGTTCCATCCCGTTATCTTGGAGTGACCAGGGTAATTTCCGGCCAGACAATTTCCGCCGGGGCGGTGCATGTGTTTCTGACCAAAGGCGCGGACGTACCGGGCTAATGACGTAAACATTAATAAATAAACAATCCGGCCTCGGTTAATTCTGAGGCCGGATTTACCACAGGAGGAATTATGGCTACAATCGTGTTGCAGGGAATAGCGGACGAAGGGAAATATCCGAGTGCGGATGACATGAGGCATTCAGCTCCGCCTATTGACGCGGATCAGTATTATCATTTTGTGCAAAAAACAGCCGTTACCGCGGGAAGTGGCGTAACATCTGCGGTTATCTGTGATCTGTATGTCCACAAGAGTATAACCACTACAACGGCTGACACTCACACAATCACATTTCAGGGCGCGTAATATGTTTAAACAGCTTGCATCCCTTGACGTTGTTCGGATGATCGGCAATTCTTTATCGGCTCAGGGTTGGGTAATCGACAGGGATTTGGGGAAATATACCTGTAAGGGTAGAGCGTTCCACGACCCGACAAAGCGTTGGATTTACGTCAACCCTGTGCCTGATTCTGCCTGCCCGTTTTATCAGACATTTGTTGAGTGCTGTAATTTTATACCGAGCCACTGCCTGAATTGCTGGAAAGTGGTGGTCAAGCCGCGGACTCTTTACGAGCTGGTTAGGGTTTACGAGTTCCAGAAAGATTTTGTGGAAGGCCGGATCGGCAAGGGGCATTACTGCAAATGCGGTGTTGAGCCGAGACAGCACGTCAACCAGCATTACGGCGCGTATTTCTATTGCAAGAGCCAGGAACATGGTCTGCATCGGTATGAACAGGTAAGATCGGCAGTGAACGGCATAGACACGGAAATCCCGGTAACGCTGAAACGGTACTGCACCGAGTTTGAATTATCTTGCGGCCCGTCTGACAAATACCAGCGACAGCCGGATCATGACATTATCGAAGCAGAGATTTTGAAAGCGGTTGATTTAGAGCCGTTCAGGGGTCAATACCTTCAGCCTGATTTTTTAGTCAGACATATATTGTATCAGTGGGTAATGTTCGCATGGGATCGGAAAGACCCGACTGTCAACCTTTTTAATGATGACGAGCCTATTTTCCCGCCGTCAGTAACCTATCATGAGGAATCAAAATGAAAAAATATCGTTGCATAACCGCATGTTTCAGAAATTCAAAGTTTTTCAATCCGGGCGAGCTGTTACCTGAAGGCATGGAGCCTGGTGAACACTTCGCATTGGTTGATGATGGCGTGAAGATCGAACAATCTGAAAAACCTATTATTCGCGTTTCAGGTGATGACCCCAGGTCAACTATACAGATCATTGCAGACTTGAAAGACAAATACGGGATTAATGTTCCTGACACGGCTTCGAAGCGTGAAGCGTTCGACGCATGGGTGAGAGCTGAACAGAAAGCCGCGCCAAAGAAAGAAACGCCTAAAGAGTATGTTGCTCCGGTTCCTTCAAAACGGTTTGCAGACATGACGCCTGACGAGGCCATGAACATGAAAAGTTACGAGATTACGGCCCAGGTAGAAAAAATGTACGGCGTTGAGTTGAGACATGCCGGAGTTAAGAAAGAGGACCTTTTGGCAAAGGCGGCAGAGATTGAAAAAGAATGGCTTGAGAAGCGACGCCGGGGAATAGTTTAGAGGTTAAAAATGGCACTCGTAAAACACACAGGTTAAATAATGGCTGAATTTTTACTATTCAATAAAGATCATTGGACAAAGGGCAAGCCTGAAGAAACTCAAGAAAAGTTCTTGGGTTGCTACAAAAAGGGCGATGTTGTCGAAGTCCGTGAGGATGGATACTGGGACACAAGGGGTTTTAACAAAAAAGCTTTCTGTGTGATTAAGATTCCAAAAATGCCCCTTAAAGATGCTCAGAAATATATGGGGCCATTAGAGGTTCCTGATGGAATTGAATATATAAATGATGAACCATTTCCAAAATACAAGATAGTTGCCACCAGAAAGTATCGGTTTGATGTTACAGAACCAAATAAAACTCCTGGATTAAAAGCAGAGTTCTCAAAAATTGAAGACATTGACGGCATGGAGAAGACTGAAGAAACTTATCTGGATTGGGCACCTTCAAAATTAACAGCAGTAGAGGTTAGTAAATAATGGCTGAAATTGTAAGATACGTTGACCCTGATGCAACTGGAACAGGCGATGGTGAGTCTTGGGAAAATGCTTATACTTCTTTAAATGCGTGTGAGGCGGCAGAAGAACAAGACCTCACTGACGGTGATGGTGATATTTTTATAGTATATTGCCGGGCATCAAGCGGTACGGCTGATACTATTGCTGTTGCATTTCAGAATTTTACAACAAGTGAAACTTGTACGGTAAACATAATAGGGGATAATACTATCGGCAAATGGAATACTTCTGCTTATAGACTTTCTATTGATGATGCCGATGCATTTACTCTTACTAATATTAATTATGCAAATGTTAATAATTTACAAATTGAAGTTACAGGGGCAACCGGAACAAATCGTTCAGTACTTCTTTGTTTGTTTTGGGGTTCACCTGGACCAAAATTAACTAATATTGATAGTTGTATATTTAAAGGGAATAATGGCAATGTTTGTGCTTACCCATTAAACGACCCTTTTAGTGATAATGATGGAAATATAGTAGTAAAAAACAGTATATTCTATGAATTAAACGTTTCTGATATTGGATGTTGTATTATAAATTCTAATTCAGCTAATTTTTATAATTGTGTATTTACTGATAATCATACGGGTTTCCGTTTGATTGGTGGTTCTGCTACATTAACAAACTGTGTTTTATTTAATAATACTGATGATATTATTGGATCACCTACAATCGCGTATTCAGCTGGTGATGATGCTGATTTTTCATCTGGCACTGGCAATATTCAATGGACAAACGGTGCAACCGATTGGGCGGCTAATTTCACAAATTACGCTACAGGTGATTTTTCAGTAAAAGACACTGATGCAGACATATATCATGCTGGAACGGATGTGGGTATTGATACAGATATAATCGGAACATCATGGAATGACCCACCAAGCATTGGAGCCTTTGAATATGTTAGTGGCGAGCCACCGGCAGAAGATATATGGAAAGGCGGACGTTGGCAATACTATCAAGATATTTTTTTAAGGAATTAATATGAAAGAATTTAAGCAAAATTCAAGCAATTCTGTTTTACTTGGTCCAATAGTTTATGCTTCAGCAGGTGATAATGTAACGCCATATACATCTGGTGCTCTCACAACTGCTATTATACAGGTTCAAAAAGGGGTTGCTGGTTTTAGTAACGCTGATAATTCTGCTGGTGCTGCACAGGCAAGGGGTTATTATCCCTGGACTGCATCATCGTCTGAATGTGATACTACAGGTGAACTTTTAGCAAGTGTTTCTCTGACTGGATATATGCCTTATGAAAAACGAATTAATGTAATAACCCCAACGGCATATGCTGAGACATATAGCTCTAGTGTTTCAACGACAACAATCAATAATAATCTTGTTTCAGTTGGAACCGACACCACTTCCATTATTGGGAATCTGGCATCCGCACAAACAGATATCACGGGCCTTACCGCCAATCTGACCTCAACATCAGCCGACGTGATTGAAATTCAAGCCAATGTAATTTCTATCGGAACCGACACCACCGGGATACCCGCATTGCAAGCCGATCTCACCAGCACTCAGGCAGATGTTACCGGATTGATAGATCATATAACCACAACCGGAAACGCCACCACTGACAGTATTGAAACTGCAATTACAAACGCTCAGAACGCCATTAATACTGCCGGAAACGCTAATACAGATGCGCTTGAATTGGTTATCGCAACAACTGGTAATGCGACCACAGACGCAATCGAAACGGCTATCACCAATTCTCAAAATGCCGTAAATACCGCAGGCGACGCCAATACTGGCACAATCACAACCGCAATCTCAAACCTGAATGATCTTGGATCCGCTGGCGCCTATACAGCGGCAAATGCGGCACTTATTGAGCTTCACCTTGATCACTTGTTGGCTGCCACTTATGATCCGGCAAGCAAACCTGGGGCAGCAGATGCCTTGTTGAATGAGATATTTGAGAATGATGGTGGTGTATCAAGGTTTACAGCAAATGCGCTTGAGAATGCACCAACCAGTACAGCCGGGGCATTAACTGCTGACACCATTACTGACGCTATTTTAAACGAAGTGCTTGCCGGGGCGCATACGGCAGGTGGTTCGACTGGTGAGGCTTTAATTCTTGCTGCTGCCGGTGGAGGACTTACCACAGCACAGGTTCAGGCATCAGCAGCGGCGGCTTTAGATGCCTACGATCCTCCGACAAGGGCAGAATTAACCACTGATATCAATAGTGTAATTACAGCCGGTAACGCTAATACTGACGCACTTGAGCTTCATATTACTACCACCGGGGATGCAGTAACCGATAGTGTCGGAAGCGCAGCAATGGCCGAGGTTATAGAGCAAAACAGCGATGGTTCAGACGTGACAGCCGGTGGCGCATTAAGATTATTATTAGCCGTTAATACGGGGCTTTCTACAGGAGGCGGGGGCACGACGTTATCTTTCAGGGATATAGGTAACTCAAAAACTGTACTTTCTGTTGATGTTGACGCGGTCGGGAACAGGGTAGCGCTTAACACAAGGGATGAAACCTAATGGCATTGCAGACTCCTGGCTTTTGGCCTGACACTTTTTTCCCGGAAAATTTTTATGCCGATGATTTTTGGCCGGATTATGGTGCTGGGCAGTCTGGCGTAATCGCAATTGATTCAACCTCTATTGCTTACGCAGGCCAGGCGTTTAATGTCAATGCAGAAACATTTGTTTCAATTGCAGCGGCTTCAATGGCATACGCTGGTCAGACTACAAAAATAAATCAATCGGTTGCTCCGGGCGTTGCGTCGATTGCATACGCCGGTGGAAACATGATTGCAAACATGAAAGAAATCGTGGCTATCGCAAGCACGGCAATGGCTTACGCCGGGCAGACTTTAAAAATAAATGTAATACTTGGAATAGGCAGCGCCTTAATTCGATACATTGGCAAAGCGCCAACAATAATATCGGCGGGTGTCGCTGAGGTGCTGAAAAAGAGTTCATATTTACTTGAAAAACGTAGAAGGAGGGAATCTCGCCATGACTAAACTTTTCAGTTTTCTTCAAAATTTCATCAGCGACCCAGGGCCGGGCGCAGCCCCCGCAAGATCAGGAGCGCAGGGACACCCGATTGTTGTCAACCCGACCCCAAACACCAAGCAAATGCACTCAAGGAACTTGCAGCGGATGGAGCGCATTAAGCTTGCAATGAAAAAACTTGAGAAAAAGAAGCTTCGAAACAGCAGGGAATGGAAACTCTATCAACTTGAACTTGAACGCAGAAGGATTGCGGTAGAACATTACGAGCTGCTTAACGAAGGTAATGGAGGGCAAGCATAATGGCGTGGGTAATCTTTTCAAAATTCATGGAAAACCAGGAAGATGGCGGAGCGATCAATCTTGATGGCGGCGGCGACACCCTGAAATGTATGTTGGTTGACGACACCCGCGCTCCGGTTGGAGCTACGGATGAAAGCATTGAAGACATTGACGACAACGAGGTTGCCGGTGCTGGATATTCATCTGGCGGGGCTGCACTGGCAAACCAGTCTATCACGATGACAACCGACGGCGCTACTGTAACATTTGATTGTGATAATATTACATGGTCGCAGGATACTGGCGGGTTTTCGACGGCGAGGTATGCGATACTTCTCAAAGAAACCGGCACTCCGGCAGACGACCGGGTAATATGTTACGCGGATCTTGGAGGCAACAAAGGCAATGTTGACGGTGATCTGACCATTGAAATGAACGCCGCAGGAATATTCACGAAGACCAAGAGTTAATGGAGGATAATTATCATGTCTATTTTGGAAACACTGAAAACAGAAGTAACGGTCACAGGAACAGCGTCAACAAACACGACTTCCTTTGAAATGCCGAACTGGGCGTCATTTGCGGTTGCGCATATCCCTTCAATGACCGATGGGGCAATCGGACTTGAGGTCACTGTTGACGGTACGAATTATGCTCCAATGTTAAAACCAGACGGGTCAGCAGACCTTGTGGTTTGCGCTTCAGGGGCCGATCCTGCTGTCATTGATATCTCTGATCATGTTCGTGCGCTGCCGTCGTATAACGCGACTTATAACCCGGTAAAAGCACGTTTTACATGCGCGGCTCAAACTGCTGGCGCGTCTGTTACGCATACAGTAACTGTTTTTTTCAAGGAGTAGCCAATGGCTTCACAAACTCAAATTTGCAATATGGCGCTGATTGATATCGGGTCGAACGCTATCAACTCGATTGACGATGGTTCTGTAGAGGCTGACACCTGTGCAACGATTTGGGATTTATTGCTGCTGGAAGTTCTTGAGGCGCATACCTGGAATTTTGCTAAAAAATGGGTCAGCCTTGCAGAGGACGCAACATATACGATGGTTGATTCAGCTTGGGATTATGCCTATTCGCTTCCAGCAGATTACGTCAGGATGAGCCGCATGGAGGATAAGTCGTATAATTACGAGATACGCGGGAACAATCTGTTATTCACGGCTGACGAGTGCAACATTGAATATATTTGGAAAGTTACTGATACAACGACATTCCCGTCTCACTTTGTAAAGGCGCTCGTTGCGAGGTTAAGGCCAGCGCTTTATGCCAAGCTGTCAGGAAAAAACAAAGGCGAGTTTGACTGGATGAACGTTTACATTGCGACGCTGGACAATGCGCGTATGCTTGACGGGCTTTCAGACAATCCGACGATGGCGAATAAAACGCGGCACACACAGGCGACAGACACATGGCTTGCAGCAAGGACTTGAAAAATGACCATATCAATAAATTATTCCGCGTTCAACTCCGGTGAACTGAGCGAACTTGCGCGGTTCAGGGCCGACCTTGCCAAATATTCTTCAGGGTGCAAAACACTTTTAAATATGATCCCGTTGGTTCAGGGTCCGGTTACACGCAGACCTGGCACTGAATATATTGACGAGTGCGACGTATTCCCTTCTGAAAATGCAAGGTTCGTACCCTTCAAGTTCTCCACGTCTGACGCTTATATTCTTCATTTTGCGGCCTATGCGCCAACAAGCATTTATTATTACAAAGACGGTGCGCAGATACAGGGGACCGGCGGGGCATATACAACTGCGACCCCTTACGCTGCCGCTGATGTGCCTGACTTGGATTTTACGCAAAGCGCAGATACTTTATTTATCACACACCCTGACCACGCCCCCAGGAAGCTTGTCAGAAGCGCGGATGATAGCTGGGCGATATCAGAGATAACGTTCGACGAACCTCCGTTTCTGGATGAAAACATCAATGAAAGTGTCACGATAACAGCATCAAACATTGTCGGGGACATAACCCTGACATCAACATCGAGCGGCACGTTTACTGCTGATATGGTTGGCGGGTATTTTAAATTTAGGGAAACAATAGAATCAAAATACGAGGAATGGACTGCTGATTCAAGCCTGCTGGATCTTATTGGCGATTCTGGCTATTTACAATACGGGGGGAACCTTTACGCGTATAACGGGATATCTGTAGTTAATAAGAACGTAACATGGGCTGCATCATCTACGGCTAGTGGCGCAGTATCAGAATATTATATTGCAACAACTTCTTATGCAAGTGTCATAAGTTACATGATTGAGGACGGGTCGGAAATGGCGAGGGGGACCGCTGGCGGTCTAACATCTGGTAGTTGTGATTTTGCTGATAATGATGAACTTGGATTTTCTACGGTATATGTACGTTTATCGGATGACGGCGACCCAAGTTCTAAAAGCACGCATTATCTCGTTAAGGTTGGACCGTATGTAGATGCGAAAACAGGGACGCTTCCGCCTGTTCATACCTCTGGATATGAATTTGATGGTGTCGAAACCGCGGTATATTGGCAGTATTATAATAGCGGGAGTGGATACTGTGAAATCACAGCTTTTTCTTCAGGTAGTTCTGTTACTGCTTCGGTTTCTGTTTCGCTACCATTAAGCGCAAAAGAAAGTGGCGTATCAACCTGGTCAGAGGGCGCATGGTCAGGCGAAAGGGGCTATCCGGCACACATTACCTTTCATCAAGACCGGCTGTTTTTCGCTTCTACAACATACCAGCCAAGAACGATATGGGGTTCGAGGACTGGAATTTACACGGATTTCAGCATTTCCGATCCGCTTGCAGATGATGACGCATTGGCATTGACTCTCGGCGGTAAGTTAATGGATCAAATTCAGTGGATACTTTCAGAAAATGAGCTTTACGTCGGAACTTCTGACGCAGAAATAAGAGTGACAAACGCGACTGGCGACGGGCCTATCACGCCGACCTCGGCCAAAATGACTTATGGCTCGCATAATGGAAGCTCGTCAATCCTGCCGCTGGTTGCCGGGAACAAGATTTTACACCTTAACCGGCAGAATAAAAAGCTGTGGGAGCTTGGGTATTCCTGGGAAAAGGATTCTTTCGACTCGGCAGACCTGACAATCCTTGCCGAACATTTGACCCGTAATTCAGGGATCAAATGGATGGCATATCAACAGGAACCATTTCAAGCTGTTTGGTGCGGCAGGGAAGACGGGAAGGTTTTGTCACTGACATATAACAGGCTTCAAGAGGTTTGGGCGTGGGCGCTTCATGACTTTGGCGGGACTGTGGTTTCAGGTGCCACGATTCCTGGTGACACAGAAGACGAGTTATGGCTTTTAGTTTTACGGGATTTTTCAGGCGAGCTGGTGCAATATATAGAGCGGATGCACACTTCATTCACTACTGACGATGTTTCAGACGCTTTCTATGTCGATTGCGGTTTGACATATGACGGTGATCCGAAAACGGTTGACATGGATTATTATCCTCATGAAACGCTGATTTATACTGAAGGTGCAAACGGCTATGCAACGACAAATACGATCTTGATTAGAACCGTAGACGATGACGTTGAAGGCGAAGAAGACTTGCCGTCAATTAATATGATGCAGTGGACAATCACGACAAACGACGGAACGTCCTTCAGGTTCAACGACCCTGTTTCAGGATATATTCAGCTATCAGATTATAAAACATTCAAATCAGCGTATGTTTACAAGGTTGTGACTTCAGTAACAGGCTTAGATCATGTTCAAGGTCAAGAGGTTCAGCTTTTGGTAGACGGCCAGGTGTTTGATCCTGTGACAGTCACAACGGGCGGAGTGGCAACAATCTCAGGAGGCGGGACAATTGTTCATGCAGGCTTTGGATCAAAGGCCG